GGTATTTCTGACCACGAATTAAATCTTTATCCTCATGAAATCATTTTGATTTTCTTTCACAACACTTTGATAAAGAACCAGCCGGATGAACGTTGAAAATTGGCCTATCAGCAAACCAATTCCCTATTCACGCAATCCAAGGCGCAACGAAGCAGCCATCTCCAAAGTGGCAGGCTCAATCAAGGAATTTGGCTGGCGTCAGCCAATTGTGGTGGACACCGAAGGCGTCATCATCGCAGGACACACCAGACTTTTGGCAGCACAGCACCTGCGACTTCAAGAAGTTCCGGTTCATGTTGCGACTGACCTTTCACCACAACAAATCAAAGCCTATCGACTTGCTGACAACCGAGTGGCGCAGGAAGCCGAATGGGACAATGACCTGCTCAAACTAGAACTCAGCGAGCTGGAAGAAGAAGGCTTCAGCCTAGACCTGACCGGATTCAGTGAAGACGAACTTGAAGCTTTGCTTGCAGAAGGAACTGAAGACGGATTGACCGATGAAGACGAAACGCCAGAAGTCGAAGAAGAAGCCATCACGCTAGAAGGCGACCTTTGGATTCTAGGCAAGCACCGATTGCGTTGTGGCGACAGCACAAACGCAGAACACGTTGCCGATTTACTGCAAAACGTCCAACCACACTTGATGGTGACAGACCCACCTTATGGAGTTGACTATGATGCGACATGGCGTGGGAAGGCAGGCCACGCAAACTTAGGAAAAAACAGGACGGGCATTGTGAAGCATGATGACAAGGCTGACTGGTCTGAAGCATGGAGTCTTTTTCCTGGTAATATCGCTTATGTTTGGCATGGTGGTCTTATGTCTGGTATTGTCGCGGAAAGCCTTACAAGTTGCGGCTTTGAGTTACGTTCACAGATCATCTGGAACAAGACTGTTATGGCTATGGGTCGTGGTGATTACCATTGGAAGCATGAGCCTTGTTGGTACGCAGTAAAAGGAACCGGTAAATGGGCAGGAGACCGTAAACAGACTACCGTTTGGGACTTTGCTTCACCACTTCACATTATGAGTGGAAGTAAAGAGGAAAAAACTCCACATCCAACACAAAAACCTGCTGAGTGCATGAAGCGTCCGATTGAAAACAACTCATCACCTGGGCAAGCGGTTTATGAGCCTTTCAGTGGCAGCGGCACAACCATCATTGCAGCCGAAACAACCAGCCGAGTCTGTTACGCAATGGAACTTCATCCGCCTTATGTTGACGTTGCCGTCAAGCGTTGGCAGCAATTCACAGGCAAGGAAGCGATTCTGGAAAGTAGCGGCAAAACCTTTGCCGAGGTAGAAGCAGAAAGAAAAGCATGAACACTTGCAGCACAGCCACCTTGAGTGGCTACCTAGACTTGACACCGCAACGCTTGAACCAACTGGCAAAAGAAGGCTGGCTGGTCAAGGCAGATCACAACCGCTGGGATACGCTCAAATCCATTCGTGGTTATATCCGGTTTCTAAAGCAACGGGTGGACAAGTATGCGGCAGGCGGAATCAGTCTTGATGACGCAAAGCTTCGACGTTGGAAGGCTGACGCGGAAACAATGGAACTCAAGCTGAAGCTCGCCAAAGGCCAAGTAGTTGACATTTCTTTTGCGACTGAGCTGCTGGTCAACATTCTCGAATCGGTGCAGTCACAACTTCAGGCCATGCCAACCAGACTTTCACCGTTGTTGCTTGGTCAATCCGAATACCGAATAGTTGAAAAAATACTCACTGATGGAATCAATCGAATCCAATCCGAAATTGCATCAACAGATATTACCGCAAGACTCAGGACAATGGGCGTTAGTAGCGCGATTGCAGAGCAGCTTGCTGAATTGGAAGCCAGCAGTTCAGCAGGACATTCCGACCTGGGCGGAAACGAACCGGAAGCTGACGCACGAATCAGCGGCTGAAGCTGGTTATTACTCGCTAGCTCGAACGCCTCACCTGCGCGAACCGCTCAGAGCCTTTGATGACGGAACCAACACCGTTGTTATGATGTTTGCCTCGCAGACCGGAAAGACAGAAGCCTGCTTGTCTTTGTTGGGCTATCACGTTGCCTCTGATCCTTGCCCAATCCTGCTACTATTACCAAATATCGAATTTGCCAAGCAGTTTGCAAAAGACCGATTGCAACCGTTGTTTGCAAATGCCGATTGCTTCAACGGAATCATTGAAGACCCAAAGCGAGGTGACAAGCAGAACACCTTGCTACACCGCAGCTTTGTAGGCGGACGGCTCACGCTTGCACCAGCCACCACTGCAACGGCCTTGGCTTCAAAAGCCATTCGTCTTTTAGTCGCAGATGAGATTGACCGATTTGAACATTCGGCAGGAATCGAAGGCGACCCAGTTGACTTGGCGATTCAAAGAACCGTCACCTTTGCCCATTCTCGCAGAATTCTTCTGACCAGTACCCCAACCTTGAAAGGCGTAAGCCGCATTGAAAAGGCTTTTGACGATTCGCGCCAATCCTTCTTTTTTGTGCCTTGTCCACATTGCCAGGAATACCAGCGGCTGGTTTGGTCAAACGTCCGTTGGCAACACAACGAACCGGAAACTGCTCACTACGAATGCGAGCAGTGCCAAAAGTCTTGGACAGAGGGCGAGCGATTAGCCAGTTTACAGTCAGGCGAATGGCGCGAGAAGTACCCACACCGCAAGACCAAAGGCTATCACTTATCCGGCTTATACTCGCCTTGGGTTAGTCTGGTTGATTCAGTAACACGATTTCTGGAAGTCAAGAGTGACCCAGAGCGGTTGAAGGTTTGGACGAATGTTTATCTTGCTGAAACATGGGAAGACCAAGGCGAAACGATTGACGAACACGGACTTTACAACAGGCGTGAAGTCTACAAAGCACCAGCGCCAGCAGAAGTCTTGGTGATTACGGCAGGAATTGACGTTCAAGACGATAGATTAGAAGTGACGTTCTTGGGAACAGGCAAGGACAACGAAGGTTTTGTCTTAGACCACCAGATTCTGCATTCAGATCCGGCAGCGCCACAAACTTGGATTCAACTCGACAAACTTCTCAGAGAACGCTGGCGTTGTGCGGATGGGCATGAGCTTCCAGTGCAAGCGGCTTGTATTGACTCCGGTGGACACTTTACGCAAGCGGTTTATGAATTTGTCAGAAGCAGAACCACTTCCAGAATCTATGCAATCAAAGGAGTGGGAGGTGAAGGTAAGCCGCCAATCGGCAGACCGTCAAGAAACAATTCCGGCAGAATCAAACTCTTTCCGGTTGGGGTGGATACAATCAAACAAGCGATTTTTGGCAGGCTCAGAATAGCAAGCGGACCAGAAGCGCTAAGATTTCCGAGACACTTGGACGAAGAATACTTTGCCCAATTAACCGCTGAGAAGATTGTCACCAAGTACCACAAAGGCTTTCCAAGACGCGAATGGATAAAAATCAGACCACGCAATGAAGCTTTGGATTGTTTAGTTTATAGTTTAGCAGCCTTGTCTTCGCTAAACATTCGGGATTGGAAAAGACTACAAAGAACTGCTAAAATAGCCGAAAAAGTGGAATCAGCGATTCCAGAATCACCGGAAGCACCAAGACGAAGAACTTTGAAACCTGCGCGAAGACCTAACAACTGGATTCAAAGGTTTTAGTATGCGAAACCGAAGAAACCGATATTTGACACCAAAACAATTGGCTGCTGAGTTGGACGTCAGCGAGCGAACAGCCTACCGATTCTGTGAATCCGGCTTAGTTCCGGCTTACAAAGTTGGTGGAAGTTGGAGAATCGAATCAAACACATCATATCTTGACCTATTTGCTAAACTTCAATAGCTTATTCTGTACTGGTGTCCTACCAGTCCTTGCCTAGTGCATTGAATGAAAAGCCATTTGACTGTCGCTCCGCCAAAATTGATTGAGCAGTCAGGTGGCTTCCTCAACTCGCCAATTCTGCCAATTCTGCCAATCCTGCCCACAAGCTTGAAGTTCTGCGCTATTTCTAGCGCATGGCAACCAATCTTTTTGACCGCGCAAATTATCCTACCACGGAACCAGATCGTCTTGTAGCCGGTGAGCGTTGGCTATGGCGCAAGGACGATCTCGCTTCTGATTATCCTCCCGATTCATACCAACTGAAGTATTTCGGACGGAGCCAAGAGGCTTCCAGCACCGAGATTGCGATCACGGCTGTTGAAGCCGATTCAACTTACTACATCGAAGTATCCTCCGCAGACACGCAATCCTACCCAACCGGACAGATTACTTGGCAAGCCTGGATTGTTCGCACCAGTGACGATCAGAAAATCAAGGTTTCTGAAGGCCAATGGTTCATTGACCAGGACACAGACGTTGCCCACGATCCGCGAACTCATGCGGAAATCATGTTGCAGAAGATTCAAAGCCTGCTGGAAGGTCGCGCAGACAATGACGTCGAAGAATACTCAATCGGCAACCGCAGCCTGACGAAGCTGTCAATCACCGATTTGATGAAGTGGCGCGACTACTACAAGAGCGAAGTCATCAAGGAACGCCAGCAAGCTCGCGTCAGAAGCGGCAAGCGACCAGCCAATATGGTGAAGGTTGAGTTTAGGAGGGCAGGATGATCGCTGAAGCAATGTGGTGGCTAACGGATAGAGTCCACAGACAAGCACCAGAGAACCCAAGTCCAAAGCAGAAAAAACGTCGATATGACGGAGCGGCTGGCTCGCGATTCTTGGCTGACTTTATCGGCTCAACCACTTCAGCAGATGCTGAGCTGCAATATAGCCTTCGCAGACTTCGAGACAGAGCCAGAGAACTTTGCAGAAATGACGATTACGCCAGACGTTATCTTCAACTCATGTCAAGTAACGTCATTGGTGAGCATGGCTTCCAACTTCAGTCTCGCGCCAGAAATCTAAACGAGCCGAATGTTGGACAGTTAGATGCTGCTGGCAATGAAATCATTGAACGAGCTTGGAAGCGTTGGGGAAAGCGATGCAGTGCGAGCCGCAAGCATAGCTGGCTAGACATTCAGAGGCTAGTGGTTCAAGGACTCGCCAGAGATGGTGAAATCCTCATTCGCTTCGTCCGAGGCCAGAAGTGGACGGATGGGCTAGCGTTGCAGATTCTTGAACCCGATTTTTTAGACGAAGAATATTTTACGACTGAGCCGAAAGGCCGCAGAGTGGTGATGGGCGTTGAGTTGGACGAGTTTGACGCACCGCAAGCGTACTATCTCAAGCTTGGCCAAGGCCATCCATTCGACACCTTTGGACAAAGGCGTTCAGACAAACGCACCAGAGTTGACGCCAGCGACATTCTCCACATTTACCTACCAGACAGAGCGCAACAGACCAGAGGTGTTAGCTGGTTCGCTTCAGCAATGACTCGAATGAGAATCCTGTCAGGCTATGAAGAAGCCGAGTTGATTGCAGCTCGCACCGCAGCCGCAAAGATGGGATTTCTGGTTTCGCCAGACGGTGAAGGCTTCATTGGTGACGAATCAGCAGACGGAAACCAAATCATGTCTGGCGAACCTGGAAGTATTCAGCAGCTTCCGGCTGGAATGACCTTTCAAGAATGGAACCCAAGTCATCCGACCAGTGCTTACGCTGAATTTCACAAAGGCATTCTTCGCGGAATTGCTTCCGGCTTGGGGATTAGCTACACCAGCCTGAGTAACAATCTCGAAGGAGTCAGCTATTCATCCATCCGACAAGGCGCACTGGAAGAGCGAGATTTATACCGTCAACTGCAAAGTTTCTTGATTCAGCACCTTTGCGAACCTGTTGCTCAAGAGTGGCTGAAAATGGCAATGACTTCCGGCTCAATCCCAATCCCAATCACTAGATACGACAAGTTCAGCAACACACTGGAATTCCGAGGCAGAGGTTTCAGTTGGGTGGACCCAGCCAAAGAAATCAGAGCCGAAGTCGAAGCAGTTAGAAATGGCTTCAAAAGCCTTAATGACGTTGCCAGACAATACGGGCGTGACGTTGAAGAGGTGTTTCAGCAAATGCAAAACGACAAGGCAATGGCAGAGCGTTATGGAATCAGCCTAGCCTTTGAGCCTTTGGGTTCGCCTCATGGTCCTGTTGAGCCAGAAGTCGAGTAATGGCAGAAAGCTACAAGCCAACCGAGGGCATGATTGCCGAGGCAAACCGTGGCCTAGAGTGGAGACGAGAATTTCGCAGAGGCGGAACCAGTGTCGGAATCGCCAGAGCCAGAGACATTTCAAACGGCAAGAGTTTACCACTGGCAACCGTGAAGAGAATGAAGTCCTTTTTTGCGAGGCATGAAGTAGACAAAAAAGCCGAAGGATTCAGACCAGGAGAGAAAGGTTATCCAAGTAATGGCAGAATCGCCTGGGCTTTGTGGGGTGGGGATGCTGGCAAAAGTTGGAGTGAAAAAATCGTGAATCAAAGCGAGAGAAACATGGATTTAACTAGCATGACCGAAAGACATGTCATTGACGTTGAAGAAACGCAAGACGAGTTCATTGTGGCTTTTGCCAAGGCTGAACAAGTCGCAGAAGAACCAGAAGAGCGAGAAGTTGAACAAGTCGAAACAAGAGACTTACCAGTTCAGACCCAGTACCGAACGGGAAGCGTTCGCTTGATGGATGACGAATCAGACCGAAGAGTGATGATGAGCATTTCCTCAACGAATCCGGTTGAAAGAGAATTCGGCTATGAAGTTCTCGAACACAATGCCGGAAGCGTTGACATGGAATTCATGTCCAGCGGCAAAGCACCATTGCTTTTAGACCATGACGCGAGACAGCAAATTGGAGTTGTTGAGCGTTCTTGGATGGACAAGGACAAACTCAGAGCGCAAGTAAGGTTTTCCAAATCCGCACTAGCCGAAGAAGTTTACAGAGACGTAGTGGACGGCATTCGAGGCAATGTCTCAATCGGTTATCAGATTCAAGGAATGAACAAGGACGAAAACGGATACAAAGACAAACCGCTTTATCGGGTGAGTTCCTTCAAACCATTGGAGGTTTCAATGGTTTCCATACCTGCCGATTCTACCGTTGGAGTTGGCAGAAACTATCAGCCGGATCTTTCCGGTAATGAATCAACTGCAATTCAGGAGAATAAAATGGAAGAGCAGGTTCAAAAGCCGGAAGTAAATGTTCGGCATGAAGTCAATGAGAAGCTTAATGAGTACCGCAACCAATCCAGCCAGATTCTTGAGCTGGGCAAGCGGCACAACGAATACGATTTGGCTTTCAGAGCACTTCAGGAAGAGAAAAGCCTAGCTGAATTTCAAGCCATGCTTTTAGAGAAGAAGACTTCCAAGCCAATCGACTTCAGCGTTGACGCCTCACCAAAGGAAAAGCGTAACTATTCCTTGGTGCGAGCGATTCAAGCCGCTGACGCGAAGGATTGGAGCAAGGCCGGATTTGAACTCGAAGTTTCTAAGGAACTGGCAAAGAAGCAAAGCCGACAACCAAAAGGATTCTTTGTTCCTGACTTTGGTTGGGCGACGCGAACTGTATCAACCGCAGCCGGAGCAACCTTTGGCGCAGGCTCAAATATCGTTCCAGAGGATTACCGAGGTGATCGCTTTATTGATGCACTGATTTCAACGTCCATTCTTGGGCAAGTAGGCGCAACCGTTTTGAACGGACTGCAAGGAAATGTCGCGATTCCCAAAATCAGCACCAGCACCGCAGCGGCTTTCATTGCGGAAGGTGGATCAGTTGGAAATAGCGAGCCTGACTTTGCTCAAGTCACTATGACCCCAAAGCTTCTGGCAAACAAAGTAGCCGTGACTCGCGAACTGATGATTCAGTCTGACCCAAGTGTGGAGCAGTTGATTCGCAACAACATGGTTCGAATCTTCAGCGCCAAGATTGACAACGTTGCGCTTAAAGGTGGCGGTTCAAACGAGCCAACCGGAATTCTAGGCACAAGCGGAATCGGTGACGTTTCATCTGGCGGAACAAGCGGCAACGCCAATCTGACCTACGGAAACGTGGTCGATATTATGACCGAAGTTTCACAGGACAACGCACTGCTTGGGAACTTGAGATGGGTAACTCATCCGGCAGTAGTTGGAAAGTTGATGCAGACACTGGTGGCTGCCAGCACTGACTCGCGGATGATTATGCCAACACCAGATTCAATGCTTGGTTATCCGGTTGTTCAGACAACCCAAGCACCAAGTTCCTCGCCTTACTCGCTGATTTTCGGGAACTTTAGCGATCTGTACATTGGCTTCTTCTCAGCACTGGATGTGCTGGTGGACCCATACGGTTCAGCCGGAACAGCCACAACAAATTTGTATTTCTACCAGGACTGCGACATTGCCGTAGCCCACGCTGAAAGCTTCGCGGCAGCGCAGGATGTGACCGTTGCGTAAGTGTATCAGCTAGATGAGTTACAAGGTTGGGGTGCTGCTCGACCTTGTATTCTCTTGTGTGGCGGACCTTCTGCGCCTTCCGATTTGGCAAAAGCCAAGGCGCAGATTGGTTCCAAAGCTTACGACTTAGCGAGTGTTAATAATCACGGCTTACTTTTTCTTAGCGAGATCGCTTGGTGCTACGCGCATGACGTCCGAATGGTAAAGCACCTTCAAGAGTACGATTCACCGAGCATTATTCACCACGATCCCAAGAACCTGAGAGACAGAGATATTCATGGCGGCATTGTCCCATTCATACGACTCAGCGGACCAGAAGCTCTTTGGACGGCAGATTATTTGGGTTACTCAGAGATTCACATTTGTGGCGTCGATTTCTACACCGGACCAAGGCGCTACTGGCATCAGTGGGATTTAGACAAACGACCAACCAGAGTCCAAGAGGACCAACAAGGCAAGTGGATTGAGGCAAAAGATTTAATGCAGAATCCAGCAAGAGTGATTGTTTATAACGAACGACTTCAAAGGATTTTCCAATGAAGATTCAAATTATCAGAGGCACGGTGGCAAACGGTGGACCTGTTCGAGTTGGGCAGGTGATTAGCGTTGACCCCAAAGAAGCACAGCAACTGATTAACATGGGCAAGGCCGTTGTCTATGAAAACAGAGCCAAAGGACTTGAGCCAGAAGAAGCACCACCAGTGACAACGCGAACCACAAAAACAGCACGAAAGCCTAAAAAATGAGCGTTGAAACTGCTGCTGATAGAACAGCACTTTTGGCAGACTACGGCTCAACCGTAACGAAGGCAGACGCAAGCACTTTTGTTGCGATTTTTGACAATGACTTTCTGGCGGTTGATGTAGACGAGTCAGAGGTGGAAAGCTCAGAGCCAACACTGCTGGCAAGAACCGCTGACGTTTCGAGCCTGGCGCATGGCGACACTCTGACCATTTCAGCAGTCAGCTACACGGTTCGAGGGATTCAGCCCGATGGGACAGGCATGACGCAAATTATGTTGAGTGTGTAATGGCGCATAAACGAGCGCAGATTAAATCCAGAGTGGCAACGGTTCTAACCGGACTTGCAACCACTGGCTCGAATGTTTTTCTTTCGCGCACTTATCCAATCGCAACCAGTGATTTACCTGGTCTGCTGATTTACGCAAATTCTGAAAGCGTTGAACGCTTAGAGATTGGCATTCAGAACAGGCAACAACGAAACCTCGACCTAGTAATTGAAGCAGTAGCCAAAGGCAACACCGCAGAAAGCACTTT